TCCCATGTTTGATCATTAAACTGCCAAAGCCCTTTATCATAAGAATTATCTTTATTTTTATTTATTGCGTTTGGATTACCTGAACTTTCACAAAAAGTAATTCGTAAAGCAGTTTCAATATCAGAAGGCTCAAAATATTTGCTAAAAACAGGAATATAACTTTGCATAAAATAAATAATTTCGTTTCGATCATTACAAGAATTATACTCATCTACTTCAGCCATTGTAAATGGAGATGACAAAACACAAGTTAAAATAAGTCCTTCTAACAAAACCTAATTTACTTGTTATCTTTTTCAGGAATTAAATCTTTAAGCATTGTTATACCCACCTTTAGATCCTCGCTAAACCAAGTATCATTTTCAATATAAATTACTTTTGCTTTTAATCCGTCATTTTCTATACCAACTAATTTTTTAGCCATATATACCTAATTTTATTTTAATCTTTTATTTATGACAAAACAAGTTAAAGAAGTTTAAGATTATCCCAACCTTTTTCATTGATTGTAAAGCTAAGAACTGCAGGGTGGCTCCATAATCCTGTTCTTTCAGTAAAATCTATGCTCCGATCAAGAGAAGGTGCTTGAAACCATGCTCTATCTCCCTGATATTTTGCTCTAAAATGGTGATAATGACCTGTAACAAGAATTTCAGCACTTCCTGAAGGTAGAAAACCATACATTTGTCCCTTCCACCAATTTTCAATCTTTACTTCAGGATTTGATCCTGAATTTCCTGTCATGTGTCCATGTGTCCAAGCAACTTTTTTACCTTTTATTTCTAAAACTTGATGAAAATTATCAGGTATTTTTACCTTAACTTTTTTATATCTTTCAGGATTTGCGTCCATAATCTCTTTACATATTTCAAAGTGCATAATGTCACTATTATCAAGTCTGTTTGTAAAAACCTGCCCTTTTGAGCTTCTAGACATTTCTCCGTGGTTGCCCGGTATTCCTGCAAGAATTATATTATCTGCATAAGGTAAAAATGTGTCAATTGTTTTCATAATCATACTTCTAGCAAGTGCATATTGCTCAATTAGTGACAATTCGACTGAAAAAGGTTGGCTATCGAAAAATGCGTTTGTACAATTTTCTGTAAGATCTCCTAATCCAACCAAATATATCTCATCTATTAAAATTTTCTGCGAAGTAAGTTCCCTAATTCTATTAATCCCGTCTTGAAGTGCAATATCGTATCTATTTATTGTGTTTTCTACACCAAAGTCTTTTTTTCCAATTTGCCAATCAGCCATAAAAAACATAAAGGCAGTATCTCCTCCAAGTGTTTTTTCTTTTAAAGGTAGTTTTTTTCGTGTATGTTTAAGCAACTCGGCCACATATTTATCGTGTCGTGGATTTTTTTTCTTTACAATTCCTTTAAACGCATAAAAAGTTTCTGTTCTCCCACCTTTCAACTGAACTTCCCACGATGAAGTCCTTACTGCACCTTCAATTTCATATATTTTTGGATCATATCCCCAAGTTCTTAATATTTGATCATATTTGTCAGAATAATTAGGATCATTACTTACATGTGTAATTTCTCCTTTTCCTGTTTGTTCATTTACCTCAATTGAAGGTTGCCACCCTGATTTATAGAAATTATTACCCCAATCTGATTTTGGTGTTTTTGTCATTAAGTTTAGTTTAAAGGATTAATAAAAATCTTAAAATTTACATTAAAACAGTAATTAAAGTAGCAACTGATATTCCTGCAATTATCCAACCATAAATCTCTTGTCTTGTTGGTCTTGTTGCTAAATCTTTTTGTATTTGATCAAGTTTTTCAAAGATTTTTTCAATATCAGCCATTACAACTTTTATCATTTCTTTTTGTGTAAAATTTTCATTTGCCATAATTGCTACAGTGTTTTTTACAGCCACAACAAAGGATCGTGCATTTACACACTATCCACCGACTTTGAATAGAATTTCTCTAATTACTTCCTCAATGACAATAAGGTTTTGATTAAAACCTGCGATACTTTCTTGATAAGCATTTACTTGTGCTTTTAAAGTTGCTACTTCCTGTTGCATATCATTTACAGTCTTAAACAACCAACCAACTAAAGCCGCTAAACCACCCTGAAGGATTTGTCCTAAATTAACTTTTGCTTCCATTAGTCGTCAAAATTCGCTTTCGGCTTGTATTGTTCCAAAGCGTGTTGAATTACTGTTATAAAAGAAGTTAAAAACGCAACTCCAATTAATTGCAAGATTTCTGCGTCAATTATTCCTGTTGAGTTTGCAAGCCATAAAGATATTGCTGATTGAAGGCCTGTTCTAAAAGCCTTTGCCACCATAAATTTCCAATATGCCTTCCAATTTTTCTTAGCCATTATCAATTCCAATCTGTATTATATTAAATTTTTTACATTTACGATTTAAACACCTCCAAGTGTTTCGATCATAAATAAGGGTGTGTTTGCAAAGAGGACATGGGATCTCCTATATTATTCGCTTATTATCAAGTTTAGCATTAAGAAGTTGCAGTTCGCTATTAATCGCTGATAATTTTTTTTGTATTTTTTCTGCATTAAAAACTTCATCTGTTTTTATATCACTAACTCCATTTAAGCCTTTTTCTAACTCCAAAAAATCAACAATTTCAATTGTGACTTTTTCATTATTTATTAGTGCAGAAGCAATTTTTGGGTAAATTCTTTCATAAGCTTGACGACTTTTTCCACCAAAACCATCTTTTATTAAAAGATTATTTTCTTGATTATCCATTACTAAAATACAACCTGAAGTATGTTCATCTGTATTTCCTGTATGGATCAAAATATACTCAAAGTTAGGCACATCTTGTAATTCAAGCATGCCTTTATGAAAATCAGCCCCATATCTTTTCAAATATCGACTGTGAAACCCACCAACTTTTCTAAATTCAATTTCATAAATACCAAGTGGAATTGCAGTTTCGTGTTTTACTTTTATTTTTCTTTGTTCGTCCTCTAATGTATAACAAGCGAATTCGTTATTTATATAAAGAATTCCATTTGTACTATCTTTTTGACTAGATATTCTATAAAGTTTTAGTTCCATTATTCTGGCTTGGGATTAGCAGATTTAACTTCTGCTATATGGTCTGCCCAATTAGTAGTGCCATTAACACTATCCCAATATTGCATATCTAATTGTTCTGCAATTGGTAAATATGCTTCTTGTCTTGCTTCAATATAACCAAATTGTTGGTCGTTCCACTTTTTATTACCTAAATCAGTTTTTGCTTGTGCGTAATCTTCATCTGAAAATTCTGACACAATACCATTAACTGACTTGTTAATAGGTTTAGCGTCCTCAATTTCTTGATCTGCTAATGTTTGTAGTTCTTCTTTTGTTGCCATCATATTATTTTCTAAGTTATTGTTTTAAGCCATATAAAACAAAATTACCTTTTGTAATGTTTCCTGTATCCATAAAAATAGTTATTCCGTCAACAGTTGTTTGTTCTTTTAAAATTGCTCCCTCAAATTGTCCCAACATTATTTGAGTTCCTCCTGAAGAAAGATAATTGTTATACATAACCAAATAAGTATTATCGCTACTATTATTTGCTGAATATATATAAGCAACCCCAATATGTCCTGAAGTGCTTGAATTATCTGTTGAGCCTGACATACTAAAAGAACTTCTACCTGCTAATCCTAAGTTATCGCCTGAATTCGAAATAAAAGACCTATCACTTCTTGCGTAAGCAATTCCACTAACATAGTTACTGTTTGAATTTGCACTTCCACTTTGCGTAAATCTACCTGTTAAATCTGCCCCGTCTGTTGCAGGAACTACATCAGAATAGAATAAAACTGCAACATTGTAATCGCTTGTTATTCCTGTTAATGTAACAGAGCCACTATTACTAGCAGTTGCCGTACTTAGTTCAACAAAACTACTCATAATATTCCATACACCACAAGTTTCCCACCACCAATTCTACTTGCACTCTCGTTCATATCAACCACAATACCGTCATAAGAAGTTGTATTTTGTATTCTACCAATACCCCACCTTGACCTGTGATTGTCTGAATTATATTCTGTTGCTTCCCAAATACAAGCAGATGAAAACGCTTGAAAT